GGGACCGTGACACGTTTCCCCCGCCAGTCAACCGTCAGACCGCCCGGCTCCCGCAGAACGTAAACGTTTCCCTGTTCATCTTCCCGCAGAATGTCAATAAGCATGAATAATCTCCCAGAGTTTATGCTACACTGTATTCTTTCGACAACTCCTGAATTTCTTCAAGTTCAAGAGCCCGGTCGAATACCCGGATACCGGAAATGAGACCGGAGAAATTTTCTCCCCAGGAGTGGGTCGCTCCAATCACGCCCTCTTGCAAAGAAAGCGAGCGGCTGATCTGTTGAGTTGAAACGAGAACTCCATTCACATAGATGCGACTGCTTTGTCCGTCATAGCTCAATGCAATGTGGTTAAAATCTGTATGTACAATGGTATTAGACGGCGAGTCGTGGTTGATTCCATTACCGCCAACATCCCGCACCTCCGTATCATTGCAATATGCAAGAGCTACGCCGTTGCCGTTGAGATTTCCCCACATAAACAGAACGGTTTCTGAGTATGCGGTCTGATCTGCTTTTGCCCAAAGAGATATTGTGTATGGATTCCCTCCGCTCGGAAAACCTGCATCAGAGAAGCGCAATGTTGAGCTAGACTCAATTTTATATCCGGGGGCCCCGTTATACGAGGTCAGAGAAACTCCTGTTCCCTGCATGGTAAGACTCTGCCCGGTTTCCGCTTGCGACAGAGACGCTCCGGAAGCATAAAAGACAAGTCCTGATGGAACCCCGGATTCATAGATCGGAATAAACATTTCCCGGTCTCCGATTTGAACAAAAAAACCTTTTTGACCGGTTGTTGGCGCTCCGCCTTTTTCCTGAAGCGGCAGAAAAAATTTCCTCCCGGAATTCTGGACAAAAAGTCCTTTCCGCCCGGCAGCGGGCGTTTCGTCAGAAAGAGGCAGATAGATGTTGTCCATTACGATGCCTTTCTGTCCGGCTGCCGGAGTCTTTTTATCGATATACAGCATAAAAAATCACTCCGTTGTTGCTGCCGCAAAATCATATGCAACAGATTCAACAGTTTCCGATGTCGAATTCAAAATCACGCTGCATGTTGTATCGCCTTCGTTGACGGAAGATACTGTTGCGAAGTCAATTATGATTGACTGACCAGAAGAACCTCCAATTACAACAGTCTCTCCGTCCGGCTTCTTTCCGGCTAGTTCGTAATTATCCCCGTTCTGACGGATATACGGTGTTATTTTACCGGTTTCCGGCGTTACTGCATCCGTATCTGACACCGGAGTGATTGGTGTATTGAACCCCGCTCCGGCGGTTCCGTCCTGTCCGACGAACCGGACCCATTTACCGGCGAAATCAGCGGCGGTCGGTGTCGTTATTTCCGTCTCTGATACGATCTCCGCGCGATACGGAAGAGAGTCAGACGGTATAAGCGAAAATTCCGTTCCGTCGTCATCCGAAGCGTAAGCAACATAGAGGTAACTGCTTGTGCCATTTGTTCCGGCTTTGCCCGGAGTTCCCGCCGGAATCTTCAATGCGTCAGACCAGTCTCCAGCGATTTCTTTGTTGCGGGAGCGCATATATTTGTCGCCGTCTACTTGAGTAGAATGCCAATCAGTTTCTCCGTCCACAGAAAATTCATATTCATCACCTGCGGAAAGAATCGCGTTAAGAACAGTCTTCGTATAGTAATTGTCCGAATTTTCGGTCGGCTCTCCGGCGGAATTGCGCCGATTATAAATAACCATTGTTGACTGGAGAATCAGGTCGGGTTTAGTTTTCCCCGTTCGAGTACCTTCCAGAGCGAAACCGATTATCTTACTGTCCGTTTCTCCAAGCCATTCGGAGAGTTCGACCGTATTCGTGTCCGAAATGTAAACGTCGATGCTGTTATTGGCCTGATTAATCGTGATGCTGGTGGAACGCAATTCAACGGGATTCGGGTCGAATTTGTCGTTCAGAACGAATTCCCATGCGGCGTATTCCGCCAATGTTGAACCGGGTATCAGCGAATCCGCTGTGTCTCCGGAAAAGATGGAAAAAGACAATACGACTTCCATCCCTTTCGCAAGAGAAATTGAAGTCGTATCCTGCTGATTCGATGGGGTAACTCTCGTTCCGATCACCCCGTCCAAGCGCATAAAAATCTGTTGAGTATTCATATATTCTCCCGTTTATATAGTTGTGGAGAATGTCAACGCAGAGAATTATCAACAGCGTTTCCATACTGTTTCGATCAGTGAATCAAGCTCTCTATTGCATTCCTGTAATTTTTCGATTTTCAGCCAGATACTCCGACATCGGAACGCAAGCATTCTATCCAGCCGTTGCAGATGCCATGCGGCGGCGATCAGCTCGCCCATCGCGTATGATTTATTGACGGACTGGTAACCGATTTCAAGTTCATAAAGAGCTTTCGCCGTGGCAAGTCTCGTGCTGGCCGCCCGGTAATCAGCCGAATCGGGAAGCGGATCGACGACTGCCCGATATAAATATTCCGTTTTATTTTTCTGGTTCTCCAAAACAAGCTGCCATGCGGAAGAGTGAAGTTCATCAAGTTCTTTGCTGTAATCTTCACGCGAATAGATTCTGTCAATCAGTGCCACGCATTTTGCATTCATTTCCGGAAAATTCGTGTTATAGTGTTTTGCGGCGCAGGCGATTTGCCCGATGACATAACTGTTTGTGATGCTCACCGGATCAGCCGGCCGGATCGCCACAGCGGTGGTGATATGTTTATTGCCGCAGAAGATACAAGTTTCCACAGGACGGACAGTTTTGTTTTGGGTGCAGGAACATGCCATGTTCAATTCTCCTCTTTTAATTCATTTTCTATGTTTTTCAAAAAGTTATCATACTCAAGCGGAACCGAAAAATCTAAAAGCGCCGACTTCGAGATCGCGGCTGCTGTGTTCTGTGCCGCGGATGAACCGGACTCAAGAATATAGCCGGTTGCCTTCAATTTGAAGTTGAACCAATGTTCAGTTTTCCCCGTCCAGAGGGATCCGGTATTGTCTTCGCAATAATAACCGAATGCTCCTGCCCGTTCGCAGCATCCCGGAGCATATCCCTCAAACTTGTCGAACCAATCCAGGCAGACTCCATCCGGATATTTAGTGCAGTCTTTTGAGCACTCCGGCGGATCGACGATATGTACCATGTCATATTCGGTCGCCGGCTCAAAATTCTTCACCTCGCCAAACATTATTCGCCACACCTCTTCGGTATTCTGAACGATAGAATACGGCTCTCCGGATCTACGCCCTGCAACCGTTTCCTTTTTCTGGACAAGGAACTCAACTCCTGCCGCGTTCAGCGGTGTGTTCGCATTCCGGGATAGCGTTAATCTGATAAGCCTGCCATACCATGAATGGACGGCATAAGAGCCGTTATAACAGTCATGATAACGGGTCCCGTATTCGCATTCCTGTTCATCGCTCTGATACGAACATCCATGGACATCCCAGTTCCAATGGTTCGTTGTCCGGCTTGCCCAGTCATAGGAGTCCGGGTTAAGAAGAAGCGACCGGGCTGCATTGCCTGCGGCGGTTGCCTGTGACGGAAGTTCAGACGAATAGCGGGAGCATGACGGTCCGCGTTTTGCCGTGATGATCTGACCGCCATACTCATACGAATAAGTTGAAACGGGAATCATCCACCGCTGACGCAATGCCGGTCGCTCGTTGCCGTAGTACGATTCATAGACACGAATTGATGCTCCGTCTCCGACATATTCACTTTCATACCATTCGTAAGTATTGCCTTCCGAATCGGTCTCTGTGTGCACGATCTCATCATATTGTTCGGAATGCAACGAGATGAACGGATACAGATGTGCGGTATCAATCATCAGAGAAAAATTCATCGGATACTTGTTTGGCGGATTCGGCTGCGGCGGATTCAATTTTGTGCAGCAGTCAACCTCTACAAGCTGTCCGTAGTCATTATAGCTGTAGCACTTGCCGAGAACGCAGCCGATCTCCGAAGTCGTTACCGCTTTCGTTTCGGCTCCACAGTACGAGTCGTATACCCATTCGTTATCGAATATCGTCAGCCCGGATTGGCAACCGAGCGATTTTACAACTTCCGGTTGTGACCATTTACCATTTTCGTATTTGGATTGGAAAAGCCAGGTACACCGGGCTCCTTTATCGCCGGGGTCGGGCGGCTCCGGATCGTCCGGTTCTTCCGGATCAGGAAATGATGGATGGTCCGGGTTGTTCGGCTTCGGTGGCAAAGGATCATCCGGCGGAGGTTCTGATGGATCGGACGGATCAGATGGCTCTGGATCAGGCGAACCTGGCTCTCCGGGCTCCGGCGCGTCTGGTTCTCCGGGATCGGTTGGAGGAGTCGGCGGGTTCGGGTCATCCGGATCATCCGGATTTGGTGGCTGCGGCGGATCGGACGGCTCCGGTGGTTCCAGGTCATCCGGATCATCCGGCGGCGAATCAGGAGGCGGTGGCGGCGGAGGTTCTCCATCCCCTGCGCACCATTCCGGCGCGGCCGGATCAAGATATGTCACAATTCCGATTTCGGTATCCTCAAAAGAAAAGGAATTGATGGATGCGCCAGTCTCGCCACTTAGGGAGACCCGCAACCCGGCGTTGAAATTGAACTGATTAACGTTGCAATCGCCAATCCATGTCAGAACATCGTACCAGTCAGGCGATTGAATCAAATCCAGATCTCCGGTTGTCCAGTATTCCGGGTTCTCGCGACTGTCCACCCAATCCTGATACGGGTCTTTCTCAACCGTTAAATCAAGATTTTCAATGTCCCATTGGAACGGGATTCCTCTAACAATCCCTGCTTTCGGATTCAGTAACAGAGGCTCCGCCGTCAGGTTCTGCTGCTGTAATTTGCAGGATGCAACGGTATTATAGCGATAGCTGTCAGCAGAACGCTGCTGAATGGTGGCGGCAACTGTCAGCGTGTTTCGATACGCCTTTGTTTTTACACCATGACCGCAGGTCGATTTGTCCAGGCTGTACTCTTTGGGCACGTTTTCGTATTCGATACGGATATAAAGCGTCGCGATCCGGAGAGGCTTGTTTTCCAAGGTATCGGAGACAAATGTAACATCCGTATAGAATGGCGAGTCGCAAATATCTCCTTGTTTCGCTTTCTTGTAGAGCTTTTTCTCATCCGGTCTCTCCGGAGAATACCATGATTTACCCCAGAAAACAAAATCATTATAGGCTGTATCGCTCACGAACAGGCGGAACGATTCCCCGTTGAACGTGATATTGCAGGAATTGAACTTCGTTCCGCGCTTCGTTGTTACCCCATAAGCGTAGTAGTGCACAAGCGAGAACAGATTATATGACCTCAGATAATCATCACAGCTGCACTTGCATTTATCGCATGGCATGATCTGGAACCGGTCATGCTCCCGGTCGTATATCAACAATTCTTTTGCATTTCTGAATATTCGGATCATTGTTCACCTTCCGAACTGTCGCATTCGCCGCCGATCCACAACTGTGGGAACTCATACCGGGAGAGCTGAATAACGCTGTATGTCTCTTTCCCGTCATCGTCAGTTGTCTTGTCGATTTTCGCGATCGGATAAAAAGCCTCCACTTCCTCTTCTTTCCCTTTTTCGGCATTCGGCATGTCAGGGATTCCATTCCTGAATGTAAATGCGGTGGTCTTGTCAATTTTAGCGACAAGGCACAGGAAGCCTTCGTATGGAGTCGCGTTCTCGAAAGTCCCCCACGCTACGGCTAACCCATTGATATAGCCGTAGCCGGAGACCCCCTCCCACGGTCCGGTAACGGAAAGCGTCCAGTTGCCGTCCTGATTTGTCAAGACGACACGGAACATACCGTCGTAATCGCCGGGTTCCGCTTCCGCATAGTTCGCGCGGTGGCGGTTGGCTCCGACTCCGGAAGATTGCCGGCGCGGGAAATGGTCGGATATATATTGCAGACGGTTCCTGTCGTTTTTTGTCAGTCCGAAAAGTTCACTCATCCCTGAAACACTCCTTTCACCTTTGGAATGCCGAGCGGCGTCCAGTCAACCGCCGGATAGATTTGGAAGTCGCCGAATATCCACTCCTTGTTTTCGTTCGGGTTGGTTACAAGCAAGGTCCCGTCTTCATTCAATGGAACGGGGTCTGTCACTTTCGGTTTTTTGGTGTCTGATGGCCATGAACCGTATTCCCCGCTGTCGGGGTCCTGCTGGATGTGAAGACATTTCCCGCCGAATATTGCCTGATAATCCGCATACAGCGGTTTGAAGTTGTGCCCATCCTGCCGATAAAGTATCGAAGCCTCGCACTGATAATATACCGTATCGTCAGTATCATAAAGCGGCGAATAGAAACAGCTCTCCATCAGCAGAGCGCCACGGCTGTACTCGAATTCATCAATACGGATTTTTCCCGCATTCAGGGAAAAGCGGCATTCGTCGAATGCTGTTCCGTTAACCCGTCTGGTCCACCATGTGATCTGGAACCGCTCCGCGTTGATGTTAAGCATCGGCGGCGTGGAGAACGGGCGACCGTTCGGAAGCGCGATATTCCGGGTCGGCTTACCGAGAGCATCTCCCTCCTTGTAGCATTTCTCCATCGGGATCGTTATTTCAGCGGGGACTTTCCTGAAATCCGGCTTTCGATCCCACGGCTTTTTCTGCGATTCCTTATTCACGAACTGTTGATTCTGCGGAGAATATGTATAACTTGCGGTCCAGGTGTAGCCATCGACCGGTTTCCATTGAATATTATAAAGATACAGATTGACACTTGAATTCGTATCAACGCCATCCTTATAGATGGAATAGAGTTTCCGGATCGGCTTTCCGCGCGAATCCGTCACGACCTCCCGTGCCGGATCGGTCGCGTTCATCATGTCAAGGATCGTCTTCAGAGAATAGAATTTATACGATTCCGAGAACGTAAGGTTCGTTCCGTTCTGCGTTACTGACAGTGAATATTCCATAGTTAAGCTCCTATAACTGAACCGATATTGGCTGCCTGAATTCCTACGGTTTTCTGCGCCATGATTTCAACGGCGGCTGCGGCGCGTTTCGCCGCGTCTGCGTTTTCCCTCGCGAGTTTCAGCTGCTCTTCTCTTGCCGGGTCTTTTATTTTCGCTTGAAGCCGGTAAACCTCTAGACTTCCCTTTTGCATCGTTTCCGCCAGAGCGTTGCCATTGAACAGCGTCCGGAGAGATTCGGACGATCTGTCCAAATCCATCAGCAGTTTCTTTTGTGCCATAAATGAACTCTTTTCCTCATCTGTCAGCCCGCGTCCGAATTGCGAGTTGTATTTATCGTCCAACTGGTTGATGTACCGTTCGATTTGCGCCTGTTCGCCATTGCCCGCAAGCTCAAGGTATTTATAGCGCATTTCGCGCTCAAAGTTCCCTTGCTCCTGCTCGATGGATTTCTGTCGTCGGGCTTCGGTCTTACGCCACTCTTCCTCCGCTTTGTTTTGTTCTTTCATTTCTTCCTGCCTAGCTTTCAGAATCTTATCAAGTAGGGAATTGCTGTCCGCTTCCGATGATCTAATGCCGCGGGAAGAATTACGTAATATGTCCGTCGCTTCCCCGAATTCCTGACGATTGCCGAAAATTCTATTCTTTCGCCGAAGATCATCTGATGCTTGTTGCAACGCATTGATACGGGCTTTTGCTTTTTGGGCGATCTCTCCGGCAGCTTTGGTAATTTCCTGCGCGGTAAATACGTTTTTAGCGTCTCCGGCTTCTTTCAATTTGGCTTTAATTGATTCATCCGCTTCTTTTGCGACGGCAAGAGCAATAAGTGCATTTTCTTTGATTTTCACAAGAGCGGAATTCCGTTGTTGCTCCTGTGGATTGGTGGCAGCTTCGGAAGAGATTTTATAGTCATTTACTCTTTTCCCGTAAATAAGGTCATCAAGACTAGTCGCGTATTTATTACCGTTCCCGGTGATTGTGCTTCCAACAGATGTTATTATCGAGACGGCTCCGTTTACAAGTCCGAGGGGAGTATAGCGGAGACCCGCTCTTCCGATAGTCTTCCACCATGGTTCTGTATCTTCGACGACAATCCCTTCTTTTTTCGCTCTTTTTTCGGACTTCCTGTTAATCAATTCGTCAAGTCCTTCAGCGATTTCCGCCAGCCATGTCGCAAAGCCGGAGTTCGCAACGAGAGAACGGATAGAACGTTCAAGATTCAGAATCGCATCATTCAGAGCTTCAGAATTTTTTATTTCGTCGTCGCTGATGATGAGTCCACGGTCTTTGGCTTCTTCTCCAAGCGCAACATAATCACGCAGAAAATTGTTCATTTTCTCGAATTGTTCCCCGTAGATTTTCGCTCCTACACTGGAGCGCATTTTCTCATCTAATCCCATGATTGCCGAATTTACGGAATTGAAGAGCTTTTCCGGACTCATGTTGCGGACCGCGTTTTCATCCAGTCCGAGCATTTGCAGAATCCCTTGTGCTTCTCCTTTTCCTGCTGCGGCATCACCCGCCAGTTTTTTGATTTTAGCAAAACCGGCTTGGACCTGTTCAATCGGAGTTCCCGTGCGTTGGGCCGCGTATTCCAACTCTTGGAAAAATCCGGTTGCAACGCCGAAATTGGTCGCGGCTTTTCCGATCTTGTCCATCTCGTTTTTCAGGTTGTTGAGGCCCTGAATCGCCGCTGTAAAAGAGAACGCCAAGCCAAGCGCGCCAGTGGCTTTCAGCGCAAATCCTTTGAACTTCCCAATGCCTTGCGAGGCACTTTTAAGCGTCCGGTCAAGTTGCGTTTTGTCGCCCGTCAGGTAGACCGCGAGAGTTCCCAGATTCTTTGTTGCCATATTCAACTCCTATGTTTTTTATAATATGCGTAAAATGTCAATATCCCGACAACAAAAAAGCCCCGGTTTTTCCGGGGCTGATAATGCTATTTCCGACTATTTACGCGTTCGGTTTCGGCTTATTTTTGCTTCCTTTCGGTCTTCCACCTTTGGATTTTCGTTGCGCTAATGCCGCAAGGCTAGCGGCTTTCCGCTTTTCTGATGTTGTGTAGTTGTGCTTGAGTTTATGTCCGCAGGTCGGGCAATACTCTAAACCTTCCAGATTGATTTTTTCGTTTTCCATTTGCTTTTTCTCCTATATGTTGTAGATTAAGAGCGCCCCCCTTGCGGGGGGCTGGTTGTCAGACTTTCCGGAGCAATCCGGCATCTGTTAGCCTTTCAACCATTTGCCGGACTTTCGCCCGGCGGGTTCTCTTGGAGTTCCAGTCCTTGAGAACCTTTTTCAATCTCTTAATCATTGTTTCCTCCTGATTAAGGTTTTTTCTTTCTCTTTCGGCTTTTCACCGTCCGTATTTTCAAAGAGCTCTTTTTCTTTCTATGTCTATAATATACTCTTATTTTTAAGAGTTTTCAAGTTGAAAAACAAAAATAATTTGATTTTTTTGCGTTTTAGTGTATTTTTAAAGAATTTGAGGAGATATGCCATGAAAATCAAGTGTCCATCTTGTGGTCAGGAGTACGATATAGACGAAACTTATATCGGGCATAAAGTCGAATGCGCTTGCGGAACAAAATTTATTGCGGAAGAAGCACAAAAAAGATGCCCGATGTGCGGTGAAAAGATTCTTATTTCTGCGAAAAAATGCAGGTATTGCGGGGAATATCTGGTAGCCAACGCAGGCGCAAAAACTGTAAATACGCCTACTTCAACAACTGTCGTCCCAAAAATCCCCGAAACGCAACGTGTAAAAACTGTAAAGCCACCGACTCCGGCAACTATTGTGCCAAAAATACCCGAAACATATTATCCGTTAATAACAGCAGCATACATTGGGTTCGCGATGGTAGGTATTGCTATATTGCTTCTGTTGAGCGGTATCGGAGACCCTATTATCCGATCGGGGGTTGCCGGACTATTCATCTTTCCCGGAATTCTGCTTATTTTGGTTGGGTTCGTGCAAAAGAATGTTCGGTGCAGTTGCGGATATGACGGAAAAATAAAAATTCGTGGCGGTTCTATTGGATGCCTTATATTGCTATTGCTTTTCGGAATTCTGCCAGGATTAATATATCTGATTGTTTGCAGGAACCGCTATTTCTGCCCAGCGTGCGGGCGGGAAATCTGATCTTGTCTACTTCTGCCGGATTCTGTCGCCTTTACACATCCGGCAGTTGCGATACTGGAAACTCTCAATGTCTTTCCACGGTGAGAGTTCCTCCGGTTGACGGTTCTTGAAATGCTTGCAGGTGTGGTTGTGCAGCACCCCGGAACGGCGGTTGAACCAGAACATACCGTCGTATCGGTGGACCCGATGATGCCAGAACGCGAATCCCACTGCCGATAACAGCAGGATAACGATTATCAGGATGATGTATTTCTTCTTTTGCATGCGGTAAATATAGCCGCATTTTCAGAAAAAATCAAATGAAAAAGGAGCTCCCCTATCGGGAACTCCTAAACATACCGGATCTCTGCGCCGAGGGCTCCGGCAAGCCCCATCATCAAATCGTGTTCGGAAATCTCCGTGATCTGATTCGATTCGATTTCCCCGTTCCGGCACTTTGCAGCGAAAAGCAGATAATCCTGCCATTCATGGAGCAGGGAATACGGGCAGACTGATTCGAGATAGTCAATATCCCATATCCCCATGATCTCCGCAAGTTGGAACCATGCGAGGCGGTCAGGCGCTCCGCTCGCCCCGCGTGTTACTCCCCCTTTTTGGGTTTCCGTGGATCGTTTCCAGTATTCGCCTTGACGAATTCCGCGTACAGGTCGCAGATAACGGCATCCGGCAACACCTCATCAATATTCTGCCCGTCGAACATTGGCGACCGGTCTTCTGCATTCAGGAATTGATCCTGCAAGACGGGAAGCCCCTTTTCCGTGAGTTCATCAATGATCTCCCGGTACTTTTTTGCGGGATGAATACGGACAATGCCTTTCAGCGCCGCTCCGTTGAAAATCAACTCAAACGGTTTTTCCCGGATCGCAGCGGACGCGATAAACTGTTCCTTGAATGTCATCATGCGCCTCCGCTGATCGTCAGAACGGGTTTTGTTTCTACGCCCGTGGCGTTCAGATTCGTAAGAGTAATCGTCACATCACGGGTGGGACTCTCGTTATTAACGAAACTGGAGTCCGCAACCGCCTGGATCTGTCCCCAGAATGTCAGCGTTCCCTTGCTCTTGGGGAATGTGATGGTCCATTCCTGATTCCCCTCCTCGGATGCCAGCTGCCCTGCGGCGGCGAAATCAATATTGAATGTTGCCGCGTTATACTTCCTCAGCGTTGCGAGAATTGCGGTCATAACATCTACGTTCGCCAAATCCGAGTCGTCGATTTCCGTTTTCGACCATCCGGGGACTCCGATGGAGTTGATGCCGGCGGTGAAGTCCGCCGCTCCTTTGATCTTTGTCCCGTTACCGTCAAATTTTTTTCCTGCCATGTCTGTTTCTCCTTCAGATGATAATTTTGAATTCCAATTCATAACGGACGGTCCGGCGTTCCGATCCGTCCTGTTCCAATTCTGTAAAATCGGCGAACGAATCTAGCCTGCAATAGCTTGCTTTTTTGCCGCCGATCTCCGGCCATTCGCCGGGACGGTTCAGCGCGGCGATCAACGCCGTACTCAGAACGTCCGCTTCTTCACAATTTCTAGCGTAAACGTCAACCTGCCACTGCCATTCTGCGCTGTCCGTATCCGTCAAGCTATCCTGATTCGGTGTGCAGTAAACGAGCGTCAGAACAGCGTACGGCATCTCAATGCTCGGTGGAACCGGCATCGTGTAGACGTTGGGAATACCGTGATCGGTGAGATATTCAATCAAGGCGCGCCGCAGATTCATCACAATACTCCTGGTTTTATTTCAGCGAATTTCTTCTTTGCTTCCTCCGAGATTGCAGCGAACGCGGTTTCCCGGCTCTCTTCCAATGCCGGACGCAAAAACGGATGTGCCGGAGCGGTTTTCGTTCCGAACTCAACGAGATGTGCATATTTTGCCGGAACAAGATGTTTCCCGTTGATCGTTGCATCATATTTCGGACTTACACGAACCATGCCGATCATTGTTTTCTTTTTGAAGCCAACACCGAGCGATTTTTTCAAAGTCCCTGTCTTTTCCGGAACTTTCTTCTTCGCTGTTTTCAGGATCACGCGCAACCCTTTGCGGATTGCGGGCTTCAAAACTTTCTTTTCCATTGTTTTCGGATCGGCGAGATTCGCCAGATTCATCTGAATCTCCTTTGCTCCGACAACGCGAATCCACTGATTATTGTTGATTGCACTCGCCATCATTCACCTCCGGAAGGACTTCCGACACTTTCAGCAGTTGTGAAACTGCGAACGTCGGATCATCTTTTATTTCAACAATTTCAAAAATCCGGCAGCCGAACCGGATCCGCATGTTGGCCGCAAGACAATTCACGCGGCGCAGCAAGATATTATGGGTAAGAGCGCTTTTCAGGCTCTCCGCCAAAAGTTTTTCCTGCCCGCCGAGCGGCGTTATTTTGCCCCAGACGGTATGGATCGGAGTCCAGGTAATTACGGCTTCCCCATCGCTGTTCCTTGTGTATTCCGGCGCTTCGATCACCAGCCGGTGACGCAATTCCCCTGCTTCCATCAGTACGCGAACTCCTGCTTGTAGTTTGCCAGCAGGAACCGATACGAACGGTTCTCCTGCAAATTAACTTCCGTCTGCGCATTGCGGTGTTCATAGAAGTCCGCCGCCAACAGCTTGATCGCGAGGATCAGGGACGGCGGGACCGGATCAAATCCGACCCGCGCCGTCTGAACCGTGAAGCCGCCCACACTGGAAGTTTCCAGAATCTCAATGACCGGAGAGAAACCGATCTCCGTTTTACCCGCTGTCTCCGGCCAGTAGAAGCGCCACGTCTGTGGAGGAATCGGACGTTTCAGATATGCCTGAATGGCATCTGTTGCCGCTTCTATATAGGCAAGGAGTTCCGGAGCTTCCGAGTCATCGGAAAGCCTCAGATGTTGCGCGAGCTGCTCCGGCGTAATTACCGGATCCGGAGCGATCACGAGTTCTTTCTTAACTTCCAGCATGGGCGACTCCTTACCGCGCGGGCGGGGACAGGCGGAAATGTCCCTTTGTCGCGAGGATCGCGAGCGGTGTTGCGGCGGAAGGCGTTACCGACACTTTGATCTTGTCGGCAATTCCGGCGTATCCGAATTCAAAGACTCCGGCGGCGGTCCCGTCTGTTTTTTTGACGACTCCGTCAGAGTCGGGAGTTGCTCCGATGATGTTCATCGGATCGGCGGCGACATACTCCGTTCCGTTGTGTTCTTCAACCTTGATCTCAAGTGTGCCGCCCGTTCCGTATGCCACGGCGACGGTAAGAGCGTCAAAGTCTCCGTTCAGTCGAAGTCTGCGGAGCCGCCACAACATCAGTTTTGACAATGCTGTAAATCTCTTTCATTTTTTGCCTCCTTATCAGTTAGCCGCGACCTTGAGGAACTTGATCGCGCGGGAATCCACGGGACCGGCTCCGGTCCGGCGGAAGAACTTGTAAATGATGAAACGGTCATCGGTGATCGTGTCGACGATGGTGAACATCCCTTCGCGGTCTGCGATGGTATACGCTTCCGCGAAATCGCCAAATGCAACCGGGATGCTGTCCGCCTCAACGACCGGGCAGGATTCGTTTTCGACCATCGGGAATCCGAGGAACTTATCCGGCACTCCCGGCTGGAAGCTCGGTTCCCAGAGCAGATAGCCGTCGAGATTCGTGTTCTTTTTCAGCTTCTTGAGCGCCGTAAACGTGGCTCTGCGCATCATCCACTTTGCATTCGCCCGGTATTCCGACGGGACTGCGTCGATCAGGTCAAGAAACTTGTCAAGATTCGTTCCCATTGTCGACGCGTTGCCGGAGGCGAGGCACTCCCATACGCCATACGCGACTTCAAACCCATCGTAGGCAGAAGGATTGACCGTGAACAGACCTTTCGGCTTTTTCACGCCGTCGCCGGAAATATGCGCGTCGCGCTCTTTCTTGGCGAATGCCTTTGTGACCTTGGCGACCAGTCTGCTCTCAAGATCATAAGCGGTATCAGCGAGCAGAGCGCGGGAAATCCGGGCACGGACGCGCAGGAAATTCGTCGGAATCTCATGCTTGTAGAACTTCCCGTAGCTCTTCTCATTTGCGGTGGTCGTCTCGTCCATCCAGTCGGCATCCATGTCTTCCGGATCGGCGATGATCTCAAGCGTCGGACTGGAGATGTTCTCAACTGTTGCAACGCTTCGCATCGGGTTGTGAACGGCAAGACCGCCGATGATCCGGGAGGAGAGCTGCGGAGTAACAAGGAATCCGCCGGACGCGTTGTCTTTTTCGACGAGTGCGCCGTAGGCTTCCCGTCCGAGCGAGAACATCCGGTCCTTGGAATAATTCCCGCGCAGCGCGGAAGCAAATGCCGTCTGATACTCCTGCTGTTTCGGAGTCAGATCAGAGGCTCCGTTTTTGCCGCCGAGAGTTGCAGCGGTAGCAAGATCGGTCTCAATTTTTTCGAGACGCTTGTTTTGTGCGTCAATGCTTGCCTGAAGATTGTTCGCTCTGTCCTTCGCTTCGTTGTAAGCGGTCTCAGCTTTCGCAGCCGCTTCTTTGTTTTCCGTTTTTACGGCCTCTTGAAACGCGGCAAACGCTTCGCGCTGCGCGTCCAGAGCCTTCATGATTTCGGAGTCAGCCATAACTTACCCTTTCGTTGTTAGAATTTTGGTGTTCCGATAGATTGCATTCACAATGTTTTGTGCATCAATACGCGCTGTGTCAACATTTCCGGCAATCTTGCCGAGAATCTCCACGCCCCCGCAAGCGGCCGCCCGGATATTCTCCCGTACTTCCGTACAGAACCCGAGTTCCAGCGCCCGTTCCGCCGAGAGGAACGTACCGTCCTCCGCACCGTCCATCAATTCCTGAATAACGTTTTCCGGTTGTCCAGTCCGGGCGCTGTAAATCCGGCGAATCGTTGCGCCGAGATCGCGAAGGTTGCGGCTGACTTCATCCAGATGGTTTGCATTTCCGGCGGCGATCGTCCACGGATTATGAATAAACATCTGCGACGCAACCGGCATAATGATGCGTTCGCCCGCCATTGCGATAACGGAAGCGATGGACCCGGCGCAGCCGTCGACATATATAACGACCTCACGGTTTGATCCTCCGAATCCCCATGCCAGAATTGAGTTATAGATCGCCCAGCCATCCCACACAGAGCCGCCCGGCGAATTGATCTTGACCTCCAATGTTTTCGCGTTCAGTTTCTCCAACTGTTCGGAAACATCTTTTGCGTTCGTCCCATCGTCGAACCAGTCTCCGCCGATCACTCCGTACAGGCGGAGAGTCGCAGTATCATCACTTTCGGCAGAGTCAAGGTTGAACCATGTCTCGGTCTTCATTTTCAGCAGTTTCATCATGTTGCTGTGTTATTGCCTTTCTCATTGAGTTCACGGTAATTCATCGGTACGAGGTGGATATTGCCTCCGTCAATCGGGTCCATGTCTTCCAGTGCGCGAATCTCATTGATCGACATAACGCCGATCTGATTCATCTTCTGGTAAAAGTTCGCCTGAGTGTTGATGTCTCCGCGCAAGCGACCTTTGTAATTGAATTTCGGGAATTGTCTGCCCCAATGCGTCTCCGGGATGAACGCGGTAACAATCGCTTTTTCGATCCTGTTCGTGATCGGGATCAGTGAAGTCGTGACGAACTCGCGCTCCTGCTGTTCATTGGTCGACCAGCCTTTCGCTTGCCGGATGTCGCCGATCATATGTAATGGAACTCCGAATACTCCGGCAACCTGCTCCGTAGAAAAACGCATCAATTCAAGTAGCTGCAAATCTGTATTGCTTTGCGTTGTTTCGCGAAATTCCAGACCGTCCTCAACAAGCGGAGTTCGCGTTGCGCCGTTTCCCATGATAAGATCGCTCAACTGCTCCTTGAGCCGTCGATAGACTTCTTCGGATGCGATAGTGCCGTTCGTCTTTACCCAGTATCCATTCGGGCGGGCATTGTTCGCGAGCAGTTTTGATAGAAACGTCTGTGATGTTTTCAGTGTTTTGAGTTCGTCTATAAGGCAGTCAAGCGGGGAAATCGGGCGGTCGAAGTCCGGACCCGCGAGATCATAGGGGACAAACAGAACATCCCTTGACGTTCTGTTCAGAATCGCGCCCTCGCGATTGATGACCGTGAATCGGAATCCGCCGGTGGGGAGGAGTTCAATCTGCGAAACCCGCGACGGATGGACAGGAATCAGCCTGGTAATTTTTCCGTTTCCCGCCCGAATCGCGAGTGACAGGAAGAAGCCAGCAGTCAGCAGAGATTTGATGTTGAACCGCCAATAGGTAGCGGCAGTGATTCCCGGCATCGGCTCTTGATTCAGAAGCCAAAACAGATTATTGGCAGTGTCTTCCCTGATCGTATCGCCGTCTTTGACCATCAGCTTGCAGGGAAGAGAAGCAATCGAATCTGCAAGCACGCGGATACAGGCATAAACGGTGGAGCAGGATTGCGCAGAAGCCGCAGAGACTCCGGCATCGCGGAAGTACGCTTCCAGATTGTCGATCCCCGTAAGGCTTTGCGCTTTCGGCGTAAAGATATTTTTTATTTTCTTCAGTATTTTCATTTGCCTTTTCCTTTCAGAATCAGCAAAATGTCAACACTCCGCGTTATTCGCGCAATCCGCCGAGAGTTTCATACACGGAAACTTGGAACAGGTCCTTGACGATCACCGGCTTATATGCCATTAGAAGCGTTATCACTCCGTCAATCTTTTTCGGTGAGCCTTTGGATTCTTTGACGATCTTCACGTTTTCTTTTGAATCGCTTTCCGTTCGGGAATTCTGAATCATCCACTGCAAAACTGGATTCCCGAAGTGCCGGAGAGTTTTATTTTTGACTGCTATTTCAACCGCGTTCACGATACCGGAAAGTTCCCGGTAAGACTGTGCGACCGGAACAGATGGAATGCCGAGACCAAACCCGTGCGGGTCCTTGCCATCATCGTAGCCCGGACGCATCGGGCGTTTACCGATCCATTCGGCGAGGCTTGCCATTCTCCACGGGTCATACAGCATCCCGACAACGTTATAACGCTGCTTCAGATCCGCGGCGAGCTCGAACAGTTCATCATCACGGATCGCGGAAAATTCGGAAATCCGAATCAGCCCGCTTTTCGCCCACTGCGAATAAGCAATGTTATTCTCCGCCGTTTCTCGCGGGACGATGAATTCGCAGTGGTATGCCATCTCATCCGGGAAAAACAGACCGATCGCGGAAATGTCGGAAACATTGGATCTGTCTATTGCCATATAGCAACGTTTGTTTTCCATTTCGGAAAGTGGGAAATCCGCTTTGCAGGCGTTCCAGAATTCGACGTCGATCCATGCCTTATTCTGAAGAGTCGGCAGATTGAGAAAGTATTTTTTGAATCTCGCCAGGCCGATGGCGGTTTTGCTCATACGTTTATACTGCTGATGGTAGAAACTCTCCTTGATCGTTGTTCCGATAGACGGATTGCACTTCCGCCAGACTGCCGGATCAGACGGGTCATCCTTATCCGTGGCGCGGAAAATGATCGGCATCAGCTCCGGATCGGAAACCCGGCCATCCCGCACCTGTTCCGCGTAATCAAGTTCCTGATTACAGTAGTTGTCCCCGGCATCTGCGGCTGTTGTGATCTCAATCATCATCGGCTGCCGTCTGGTTCCCATTGACTCGGCGAGAGCGCCGGGGAAACCGCCGTCCGGCAGCGTGTGAAGCTCGTCAACAATGGCGCAATGCGCGTTGAAGCCTTGCGTTGATTCTTCATTCGCGGCGAGAACTTGGAGAATAGACTCTGTGTCCGGATCGCTGATCGTTGTGTTGTGCTGTCCTTTTGGAACGGAGAGCCGTTCCGATAGATATGGGTTGCTCCGGATCATCGTCCGGATTTTATTCCTCAAGATTTTCGCCTGTGTGATCGTAAGTGCGCCGTTATAGACCTCCGCGCCTGGTTCATTATCTGCGACAAAAAAAATCAAACCAAGCCCGGCTGCAAGCTCGGTTTTCCCATTTTTACGCGGAACGTACAGGAACAGTTTCCGGAAACGCCGCGTTCCGTCCGGGCGCAACCATCCGAACAGATGACCGACAAGCTGTTTCTGCCATGGTTGAAGCAAGAACGGCAGTCCCCGCCATTCGCCATTCGTCAGGGTCAGTTCCCGCTCAAAAAAGTTGATCGCCCAATCTGCAAGACGCGGATAGAATTTGGCGGTTCCGGCATCCCGCCAAAAATCAAATCCGGCAAGAGGAGAATGCCAGAACTCCCGCGCTTTTTTGGATATTCTCATTCAAGGGATGCTCCCGGTTTCGGTTTCGCGATCCGGCTTGTCGCACTTGTGATCTTGTCCATCAGCACGGCTTGCTGATAAGAGGAGAGGGAGAACGACACGAGGTCAGTACGGACTTGACGGATAAGTCGTTCCCTAGCGCGAAATGCAGGGGATAACACGCGGTTTCCCTTCCAGTCCTCCGCGTAAATTCCGGATTCAAGAACAGCTGCATGCGCCTGCATATATAAGGTCAGGTCATGCGCAAGTAACGAGAGGTGAACAGCCATCGACGGCTGAATATTCGGGATAATCTGCCGCAGATAGTTCAGCGTCTCTTTCTCGTCCGAATTCAGAGCAAGCATCCGCAGAGATTGCGCGGGAGCCGGCTGCATTACCGCGAGAGAGCCGTGACGGTCCTTCCGGTAAGTACCGTTCGCTATGTGTTCGGCGATCGACTTTCTGCCGTTTCCGCCGGATCTGCCTTTAACCCCTGCCATTCAACAACTCCCATGTTATGCCAGCGCGATATGCAGTGTGGACTTTTTGGTGGCAGTCGCAACAAAGCCCGACCAGATTTTCCCGACGGAAAAAATTATCCGGAGTTGCCAGCTCGATGTGGTGAACTTCGGAAGCCAGTCCGCCGCAAAGTTTGCAGAGCCCGCTCTGCTGCGTGAGAACCGTTGATCGGAGATTCTGCCATCGCGCAGACGAGCGGAGCGAAGCGAGAACGTTGTTCGATTTGTGCCATTGCATTTTTCTATTCCCTGCCTTTGTGCGTAAAAGAGTTCGGGGGACGGTCTAGCGGAATTTCCGTTTTGAGATTTTCCCCCGCCCCGGTAGACTCAATTCCCGGCAGATTCGGGGTCAATTCGACTGCGTTAGAGGGTTTCCGCGCGTAACGGTTACGCAGCATCGTTCTGCGTCCTACGCATAAGCGGAAGAGCGGAACAAGCTCCGGATGTCTGCGGCAGGAATGCAACAGCGCGGTATTGATGCGCTGTCTGGATACTCCTCGCCGGCGCGCGAGCTCCGATTGGTGAACGCCCGGATGTTCAATTACATCGCAGACGAATTCAAACGTAACGTCATCCAGAGAGAGAAGATATGTCAACATTGAGGAGAAGCGGAGGAATTCTCCTGCGTCCGATTCATCTTCCTGATCCGCATGAATGATGTTTTCGGCATTGTCGAAGCTCACCTGATGCGAGAGCCGGCAATCCTTGTCCGGATCCGAGCTGTATATCCGGCACGATTCCCGCCATTCACATGCAGACGGGCAAGACTCTCTGAACTTGCCGAATACGCCTCTAGAACATTGAATGCTATTCATTGTCAACCCTCCACGATCGTAACATAGTATAGATGATTGCGCATATCAATCTAATCAGGAAAATAAAGCCCCGATTTTTTGAGACTTTTTGAGTCTTTCATCGGGCGGTTTTTGTTTCTTTGGCTTCCGATAATCTTTATACTTGCATGTTTTCCGGATGGCGGGGGAATTGCACC